CGATCCGTGGATCTTCCGGGAGTTCCCAGATCTACGCGCCGAAGTTCTGCGCCGATCGTGATCGGCGCGCAACTCCCCACCGATAGGAGACACCATGACCGCACCCACTCAGAGCAACTCGGAGACACTGATCGTGATCTCGATCGGCGAGGCCGAGGAGATCATCGAAGCATCCCGCTCGGCCGGCACCGCCGCCGAGGTCATCGACGCTCTGTCTCTCCTCGTCGATCGAGCGGCTCGATACTCGCAACGCACCAACGCGCTCGACTGACCTCGAGCGACTGTCGTCGGTGCTCGGTACAATCTGGTCACAACTTCACAACGGCTCCCGATTCGATACCGACGAGCCTCAAGACCACCACCGTCTCTCAGAGCTCGACTCTGGGCGGTCGCCGGCAGAGGACGAACGTTCGACGGGAAGTCTGGCCCGAGTGTCGGAGCACGACTCCGCTCGGATTACCCAGACCTCGCCGCTCATACGAACTGGACCGCTCACGCGGTCCCGGTTCCCGATCCGTAAGGAGTAGCGATGGCACGCGTCATCACTAGAACGAAGCTCGAAGAGCTCCGTCGAAGTCTCTTCGAGCGGCTCAAGCGCGGCGCGGACGCTTTCGACCTCTGGGAAGAGGCCCGAGATGTCCGCTCCGCAATGCAGAGCCAAATCGAGACCATTCTCAACACCTGCCGAATCGAAGGACGCTCAGAACTGCGCTCCTCCGAGTCACGCGAGTTCACCGAACTCCGAGACGGCATCAAGTCACTCGATCCGGTCATGGAGCTCCTGCATGAGCAAGGACTCCGCGCCGAAGGTCGACACCCCGAACAACTCGCCGCACTACGCGCCGAATCCGATCGCGAGGCCGCAGAAGCCCGCGCCAACTTCCCCACAGGAGATACCAACGTGACCACCTCACGACTCACCGTGAAGAGCGAACCGACCACCTACGGTCCCGAGGCTCGACACTCGTACTTCCATGACCTCGCCATGCGTCAGACCGGCGACTCCGCCGCGGCCGCTCGACTCGCTCGACACGCCTCCGAGATCGCCGTCGACGCTCCCGCCGAGGTCCGCGCCGGCTCTCGGACCGATGGGTCCGGAGGGGAATGGGTTCCTCCGCTGTGGCTCCTCGCCCAGTACGCCGGCCTCGCTCGTCCCGGTCGCGTCACTGCGGATCTCTGCACGACTATGGCGCTCCCTCCTGGCACCGACTCGATCAACATCCCGAGGGTGTCCCAAGGAACGAGCATCGCCGCACAAACTGCGGACAACGCGACGATCACTTCACAGGACATGACGACCGCGACCGTTACCGCAGCGGTCCAGACCTACGCCGGGTACTACGACACTTCAGTCCAGCTCTACGAGCAGTCACCAATCGCCGGAGGACTCGATCAGGTCATCTTCCAAGATCTCGTGAAGGCTCACGCCCAGACGATCAACGGAGCGATCCTGAGCGGTACCGGAGCCAACGGACAGATCCTCGGCATCCTCACCGCGACGAACACCACGACCGTGACCTACACCTCGACGAGTCCGACCGCCGCCGGCCTGTATTCGAAGATCGCCTCGGCGATCTCGTCGATCTCAACGAGTCGCTACGAAGCGCCGACCGCGATCGTGGTTCATCCTCGCCGCTGGGCTTGGCTGTCGTCACAGGTCGACTCCACCGGTCGTCCGCTGATCGTCCCGACCGCCGACGGTAGCCAGTCGGTGAACTCGATGGCTCCGTCCGATGCGTATTCGTTCTCGACGCCGGTCGGTTCCATGATGGGACTCCCGATCTGGCTCGACCCCATGATCCCGACGAACCTCGGTTCCGGAACGAACGAGGACCGGATCATCGTCGCTCGATTCTCCGACGCCTACAGCTACGAAGGCGGAGTCCGAACCGAAGTGTTCCGCGATGTGCTGTCGGCATCGCTCGGACTTCGGTTCCGTCTCTACTCGTACTTCGCCTCGACCTCGACCGGCCGCTACCCCGGCTCGTTCGCTGTCATCGGCGGTACCGCACTCAACGTCACCATCTAGGCCCACCGCCTCGGACGCGTTCTCGTTGTCCGCTCTGAGGCTGTGCTCCGGCGAGTGTTACTCCATTCGCTCACCGGAGCCCCGGACGGCTCTGTCCCAGCGGAGCAGAGCCTCCGGGAGTTCTGGGACCGCTCTCCGATCCTGCACGGAGAGCGGTCCCAATCTCGCAGGATCCGGCAAGGCCGGCGCATCACCCTCGATGCGCCGGCCTCGTCGCGTCAGCGGTGCCAGATGTCGAGGAGGTAGGCCATCTCCTCGAGGACCTCGTTGGCCTCGTCGCGCCCGGTCTCCTTCTCGACGATGGCATACAGTTCGAGCCAGAGCTCGTGCTTGATCGCTTCCTCGTCGATTCCGGAATGGATGTAGAGCACACTCTCGACGCGCTTCATCCATTCCGTGAGCTCGGCGAGCTTCGAGCGCATCTCCGGGAGTAGCTCGGCGCATCCGACGAGGATCGCCTCGACGGCGACCGGATCGGCTCCGGTCCGCTTCGCGATGTCCGCCGCGGTCGTGTTCGTGGTGTTCGTTGTCTTCATGAAGTCTCCTAGCTGTTCTGTCCCCAGATTGTCCCCAGATAGGACGTAAACAGGGGTGTTTTCGGATTATGAGGAATGATGAGTTTTCCCATACACCGCTAGGGATCGCGGCAGTTTCCGCAGGTAGGCCGCGTGGCCCTCCTTGTTCCCCGCCTACAGGCCGACTCACCATCGCACCCACCGAGAAGCCAAGGGAGACAAGGGATCTCTAGGCCGGCAAACCTCACGAGACAGCCTCGTCCCCAGATTGTCCCCAGATGGGGCCGAGGACCGCATCGACAGCGCTTCGAGTCTTGTCCTCGGAGTCGGGCCATAGGTGCGAGTAGGTGTCGAGCGTCTCCGAGGCCGAAGCGTGTCCGAGGCGCGCTTGTACGACCTTCACGGACTCACCCTCCCGGATCAGTAGCGATGCGTAGAAGTGTCGAAGGTCGTGGAACTTCGCCCGGTCCGGAACATCCTCGGAGCGACGGCGCATCCCTCGCCAGAGATCACCGAATCGGTTCCTCTGCATCGGGAGACCTCCCTCGGTCGTGAAGATCAGACCCTCCGGTCCGGACCCGTATTTGCGAAGATGCTCGTTGAGCTCGAACACCGTGGAATCGGCGATCGGGATAACTCGATCGGACGCAGGAGTCTTGAGCGGTCCGAAGAGCTCTTCGGATTCGGCGACGGTGTTTCTCTGCCGATCAACGGTGATCCTCTTTCGCATGAAGTCGACTCGATCGACGGTGAGTCCGAAGCATTCACCCTGCCGCATTCCGGTACCGGCGGCGAGCATGACGAGCGCCCGATAGCGGTCGTCCAGAGCGCCGGCGATCGCGAGCACTTCGGACACCTCAAGCGGAGTCACCTTCGTTGCAATGACCTTCGGAAGTTTGATTCGATCGCATGGAGTCGACGGGATGAGTCGATCTCGGACCGCCGCACCGAATACCGCCGCGAGGTACCGGTACACCGTCTCCACCGTCGACGCGGCGAGGTCGCGAGTAAGGCCCACTACAAGCGCCTCGATCTGACTCGGCCGGATCGTCGCTAGAGGTCGATTTCCGAGAACTGGGTAGACATGGTTCCGGAGGTGTCCTTCGACAAGCGTCGCGGTGCTCGGTCGGTGTTGCTGTCGAGCACGCCACTCCTCGGCCCACTCTCGGAAAGTGATCTCGCCCGCCCTGGGGTCAAAGTAAACGCCGCGTCCAATGTCGGCGATCGTCTCGGCGAGGAACTTCTCTGCGTCGACCTTCCGATCGAACGACCTCGAGTGTTCCGGCCCTCCGGGATGCTCACTCCAGCGCGCACGCCACTTTCCTCGACTTCGATTCACTCGCCCGCTAGCCATTACTTCGACCCTTTCTTCGCCGGCTTCGGTTTCCATGGAGTCAACGCTGGGAAGGAACTTTCGTAAACCATTGAGCCGCGTCCGGCCGCTAACGCTTCGACGTATTCGGAGTATCCCGGACTCTCTGGAGCCACTCGAGCAACGGCAGGAACCCAACGGTGCTCCCCGATCTCGAAGGAATCTTCGTCGACCACTTCGGCCGCAGTCATTCCCGATATGTCGTCGCGCGAAAGTCGATCGGCGATAGCGAGGAGCTCGCCCTGCAGAAGTTCGGCGAGAGCCCGATACCTCTCCGACTCCAAAGCCGCGGTCCTCCAGTTGACCCGAAGTCGCCGAAAGAGCTCGTAATCAAGATCCTCGGGATCGCGGAGCAACCGATCCGGGACAACCTCGAGCGCGGCCGCCAGAGCGAGCAGCTTCTCGACGTCGACGTTGGTGTGGCCGTTCTCGATCTTCGAGATCTGCGTTCGCTCCAGCGGGAACCCAAGAGCGGACACTCGATCAGCTAGCTGGCCGATCGTCAGTTCGAGTCGCGTTCGGTGGTGTCGAACATTGTGTCCGACCCACTTCCGCGCTGTGTTCGGTGGTGGTGGTGAGGTCATCGGCGCTCCATTCCCAAGAGCGTGACAATTGGTCACGCTTGTTGACTGAGGATCACAGTATCGCCATAGTCGTAATTGGGCAACACCGCTCCCCACCCCATCCAATCGGAGGACCGATGGAAACACCCCAGCTACTCACCGTCAACGAGGCCGCGGAATATCTCCGCATCGCCCCCGGAACGCTCCGCAACTGGCACCACGCCGGCCGTGGACCGCGCGTCACCAAGGTCGAACGATGCGTCCGCTACAAGCGCTCCGACCTTGAGGCGTTCATCTCGAGCACGGAGGCCGCAGCATGACCGCGACCTGCCCTCGCTGTCTCGGATTGATCCCGAACAACCTCACACCCGGCGCCTACGGCGGAGCGTGCTCACGAACCGACAACGAGACCGAGATCTGTTCGGATTGCGGATCACATGAGGCGGACGACCAGTGCATCTATGGCGCCGCCACACATCAGCATTTCTGGCCGCTTGTGGAGGCGATGGCATGAGCGCCGACGAACTCCGTACGGTCGCACTGCACAGAATCGAACTCCTCGAAGCTGACGACTCGCCTCTAGCGGTCGCGCTGCTCAAGATCGATCGAGAGCGTGCATCTCTGTTCGTGTCCGCCGACTATGCGCGGACCTTCGGCGAGCTCGCCGGCCTCGTCGGACCCGAGATCATTCACGACCTCGAGTTCCCAGAGGAGCAGAGACTCCGAGCACTCGCTCCCGGATGGCCTGAGGACTGGTCGCCGGAGGACGCCGAGATCGTCAGTTCGATGGTCTCCGATGTCCGGTCGATGGGATGGCAAGCGTTCCGAGAACGAGCGGACGAAGCAGCTCGACACGCCGAGGAACTCGGCGATGCGTAACGACGAAGGCGGCCCACTTGGGGCCGCCTTCCCAGTTCTCACCACCACTAGCGAGAGTCCTAATGATACCGCGCCGATCCGGCACAACACCGAAGGACATCACCGATGCAGAACCCTCGAAACCCTGACCAACGTTCGGCGCGTCGCGTCACTCCGTCGCGATGTGCGCCGGCTGTCACGACGGCTCCGACGACTCGAGGTCGCGCTCGACGCGCACCTCGCCGACCACACAGAAGGAACACCAGACCAGTGACCATCACCACTACCGACCCCGCCTCCGGGCCTCGACCGCTCGAGACCTGGCATCGCTCAGAACTCGATCGCATCATGCGATCGGTCCCGTTCGCAAAGAACTACTCCGACCAGATTGTGCGCGTGATCCGAGAGGCCGGCCTCGACGACTTCCGAGGATGCACCGTCGAAGAGGTCGAGACCTACGTCAATCAGAACTACCGACGATTCGTCCGGGAACGATCCGACGACCCGATGCCATTGGACCTGTTCCTCTGGGATTCCGACACCGAACCTGACTGGCATATCGAAGGACTCTTCGAGTGGGGATCTCGGGTCATGGTCACCGGCGAAGTCGGAGCCGGGAAGTCGACCTTGCTCCAGCAGATCGCCGTCCGCCTCGCCTCCGGTCTGCACCCGTTCCACGATGACTCCATCTCGGACTCGACGGTCCTTCTCGTCGACGCTGAGAACCCTCGGAGCGAACTCCAGCGTCGACTCCGCGACCTCACCGACCGGGCCGGCGATCGATTCCAGCGTGAGCAACTACTCGTCGAGTGCACCGATGGGAACCCACTCCATCTCGACGACGACGAGACGTTCGACTGGCTCCGCTCGGCGATCTCCCGGAGCGGAGCCGATGTTCTGATCCTCGGACCGCTCTACAAACTCACCAGCGGCGACGGAGACCCGAAGGACGAGAACGTCGCCCGACGACTCACCGACCGACTCGACGCACTCCGCACCGATGGGAGCGGGATCTCGATCATCCTCGAAGCGCACACCACGAAGGGGAATCGAGATCGCCGGCCGGCGAACTCCGGAGTCTGGGATCGATGGCCCGACTACGGATTCCATCTCGCCCAGAACGGACACCTCACGGCATGGAGACCGCCTCGAGGTCAGGGTGACTGGCCGACGCAACTCCAGCGCGGCGGACTCTGGCCGTGGCTTGAGACCACCTCGGCCCGAACCGGCGCCGGCCCAGAGTCACCGATCGAGGGTCGTCTCGACGACGACCTCCTGCGGTACTTCGAGGAACGACCCAACGTCGAGATCGCTCGGAGCGCGCTCCCCGGGAAGGTCCGCGACGCCGGCCTACGAACTCGAGACCTTGACCTCTACGCCGCTCTTGATCGGCTCATCGGCGCCGGCCGGATCGCACTTCGGACCGCTGGGAAGAGTCGCTACTACTCGACCCTTCCCACCCTTCCCGACCCTTCCCACGATCGGGAAGGGTCATGATCGAGCACGACCTCGGCGCAATGCGGAGACCCTTCCCGATGACCCTTCCGGGGGTGTGTTACGTAGTAACACCCCGGGAAGGGTGGGAAGGGTCGCAGCGCCCACCCTCGGCCGAACGACTCAACGCCAACCGACAGCGGCTCGAGGTCGGTCATGCCTCGTAGCCATACACGCAACCGAGCGAACGAACGTCGGCGCCTGCGCTCCGCTCTACGCCGACGCGAGGAGAAAGCCGAACGCCAGAACGAGAGGAAGAAGAAGTGACGACGACCAATAGACCCCGGGTTTCTTTCTCAAGCCCGATGTTTGCTGTGCCCGCCAATAGGCATCTCTTCACGTTTGAGGTCCCGGTTCGAATCCGGCGCGATTCGCACGAAATGGGGTCGGAATGGCTCTAGAACGCGTCCGAAGTGTTCCACCCCTTCCGGAACCCCCCGAGAACCTCTCCGGGCCTCCTGCGGACCTCTGGCGCGAAGTCGTCGCCGAGTTCGATCTCGAATCGCATCAGTTCCACTTACTCGCGGCCGCGTGCGATGCCTACTCCCGAATGCTCGAGGCCCGAGATCTCGTCAACGAGCAAGGACCGGTCGTCACCGACTCACGCGGAGGAGTGAAAGCTCACCCAGCGGTAGCGATCGAACGGGACTGTCGACTCGGCTTCGCTCGGCTCATGCGAGAGCTCGCGCTCGACGTTCCCGTCCCGGACTCGCGACCTCAACGCCGCGGAGGTCAGATCTCATGACTCGACGCCGCAACGCAACACGCCGACACGACTTCGATCCGCTCGAACGGACCCGAGTTCGCATGAAAGTGATCCGCCGCCTCGAGCACGGACCGATCCTTCCCGACGATCTCGACGGAGCACTCGAAGAGAACCTCTACTGGATCCTCCGCAACCGCGAGTTCATGCGGAAGATGATCCGACTCGAACTCAACCGAGAGATCCAGTGGGAACCGTTCGTCTTCCGTGTCCACCCAGAACTCGACCCGACTCACGGGAAGGACGGACTATGGCAACAACTCGCCGCAACAGCACGACTCGCCGATTCGGAATGAGTCCGCATGAAGCGTTCCTCGCTCGGTTCGCTCTCATTGTCGGTCCACGCCGACCCGAAGTCCGTCGAGCTCTTCCACAGCATCCAGACGACCTTCTCGAGTTCGCGTTCGAGAACCTGGAGTGGCTCCGTGAGAAGCACGAACTCCGAGCCGCGATCGGAGCGAAGTTCGATCCGTGGATCTTCCGGGAGTTCCCAGATCTACGCGCCGAAGTTCTGCGCCGATCGTGATCGGCGCGCAACTCCCCACCGATAGGAGACACCATGACCGCACCCACTCAGAGCAACTCGGAGACA